AAATGGTAAAAATATAGTTATCAAACTAACAGGAACTCTTGCAGCAAATAGAACAGTTAGTATCCCAGATTCAATAGAAAAAACTTTTTTAGTTCAAGACGCATGCGATCATGCAGGAAATACTTTAACTTTTAAAACAGCATCTGGAACAGGTGTTCTTTTATGCGAAGGTAATTGTTACAATTTATATTCTGATGGAACTAATATTGAAAAAGTAAACGAGTATAGAAAGTGGAGAGTAGTATCTGCAGCTGAAACAGTTCAAGCAGGTGCTAAACTTTTAGTGAACACAAATGGTGGAGGAGTAACGATTACGCTTCCAGCATCTCCTGCTACAGGGGATGAGGTCCACTTTGTAGATCAAGGTTATGACTTTAATAGTAACGCATTGACTGTTGGTAGAAACTCTTCTAATATAGCAAATGCAGCATCAGATCTTGTTGTAAACACACAAGGTGCAGCCTTTGGATTAGTATTCTCAGGAGATGCTACAACAGGATGGACTTACACGGAGAAATAATATGTCAAATTACGAAGCAACAAAATACGATTTTTCTGGAGCAAACCTTACAGGTATCGAAGGAATTCCTACGGCAACTATTGTGCCGTGGTCAGATTCTTCAGTGCCAACAGGTTTTCTAGAATGTAACGGTGCGGCCGTTTCAAGATCAACTTATTCTGCATTATTTGCAATCATAGGTACAACTTATGGAGCTGGAGATGGTGCAACTACTTTTCTTGTGCCTGATTTACAAGATAACGTAGCAATAGGTAAGTCAGGAACTAAAGCCTTAGCATCAACTGGCGGAGCAAACACTGTGGCTGCTTCAGGGACAGTAGGTGGTTCAACAGCTAATGCAACTCTTTCAACAGCGCAGTTAGCATCTCACACTCACAGTTATCCCGCTGCTGACCAAGGGGGTAACCCAACACAAAACTTTGACATGAATCCATTTAGTACTGGAAGACTTCAACTACCAGGTGGTATAGTTAGTTCCAGCACAGGTTCAGGGACAGGTCACTCGCACAATATGAGTGCGACTTTTACTGGAAGTGCGACTTCGGTTGTACAACCTTATTTAGCATTAATTTATATTATTAAGACTTAGGAGAAATTATGGCAACAAACGCAACATGGACAGTAGTATTAGAAGACAAACTTGTTATTAAACAAAGTGGTGATGCTGCAGGTACTAGTTATGAAATTGTTGATAATGATTTTTGGGGATTAGCTAAATGGAATAATATTTGGGCTATTCAATACGGAACAGCAAATCCAAGTGACACTGTAGAATACAGAGATAGCACTCCACACTCTACTTGGGAAGATGCTAACCTAGGTGACTTTCAAGATTTTATAACTAGATGGGACTCAGCACATTTAGCTCAGTTACAAGCTAACTGGGATAATGATCCAAGAGAAGAGTCTGAAAAAGGTGCAAGACCTACATCATATTCCTCTTAATAACATCCAAGAAGTTAAGATATATTTTTGACCTGATAAAGGCGGGTTTCCTCTGTGTAAATATGGAAAAGCAGCGGGCCAAATAACTATTCTACCTGTTTTAGGTTTTACTCTTTTTGAAAAATGTAAGAACTCTGTTTCTCCTCCCTCTTCAACATCGTTTAAATATATACTAAAAACAAAAGCCCTAGGCTCCATATCAAACCCTCTACCATGTTCAACGTGCCAAACATGATATCCTTCTGTGGGTAAAGTCTTTTGAATTTTTAAACAAGTAAAATGAAAAGAATCTCCATAAGCGTCTTGAGCACCTACATTTTGCACATAATGATCCCAGGCTAAATTATAATTAATCATCATGGGTTTTAAATTTTCCCACCAAACATCTAAATTTTTTCCAGAAGCAAAAAACTGTTGATCTTGTTTTTGTAATACGGATGCTTTTTCGTTTTTTAATCTATTGACTGTATTATTAAATTTGTCTTGATTTTCAAATAGTGTAATAGCTTTATCACATTCTTCTTTCGTAATGTAATTATCATACACAGCAATAAAGTTATTTATATTTACTGTTTTTTCATTCATTCTTTAACATAATTATCTTTGTACACTCTATCATAAGCGTGTTTAGTATGTAAACCATTTTTATCTACATAGTGTAGAAATAACTGAGCCATACCCTCTCCTTCGTAAACACCTGGACGACCATGTTTTTCATCTATTCCTTTGTATAAAACAGCTTCTCCTTCTTCTAATTCAAAAGATTTATCCTCAACAACAATGGGCCAATTATCATATTTTTTTATGCAACAAGTAACAGATATTTCACAAGAGGGTCTATCCACATGCTCTTTTAATGTTCCACCAAACACATAATATCTCCAATAGGCGTACGTTGGAAATAAACTTAAGTTAGATTGTTTTTCGACAAGGGGTAATTTAATATCTAATAAACCAGTCATCAAAGGATCCATGTACCAAGCAGGAGAAAAAACTTTACCGTCAAATTTATAACCCTCATTCTTATCTAATTTGTTATAACAATACTTTTGTAAAAGTATTAATTCTTCTTTGTTTAAAAAATTTTTAATTATTGAAGCCATGCAACTATACTATATCGTGTCCCTTCTGTAATTGGTTCTATCATATGAGGATACATAAAATTACTAGGAAAAAATACTATTGATCCTTTACCTAATTTTAGTCTTTTAATTTCTTTATTTTTTTGATCTGCAAAAATTAAATTACCTCCTTGATATTCATCATTTAGATTCATAATAACACTAAGAGACCTAGGACTAGTAGAATAATTATCTGTATGTATTTCATATTTTCCACCCACACTATATTTTAATAAATCAATTTGATTTATTTTATTACTTTCCATTTTAGGAAACTTATATCTATAATGAACATATAATCTTTCTATTTCTGTTTTTATAAAATTCCAATAAAAAACATTTGTAGGAGTATCAAAATTTAATGAGTATCCTTTTACCTTTCTTATCTCTGTATTTACATCGCCCCTTGTGCCAACTGTAAGATTTTTATCTGCTTTCTTATCTATAAGAGAAATTATTTTTTGAGAAAAATCAGGGTTTATTATATTGTTTAATTCAACAACGGCCTCTAAATGATCCATAATTATGTTACTTTCATTCTTTAAAAAAGTGTTATATAACCCAGTATATGCTACAAAAATTAAATTTCAAGGCTGGTTTTAACAAACAAGACACAGAATCAGGGGCCGAAGGTCAATGGACTGATGGTGATTTCGTTAGATTTAGATATGGTTTACCAGAAAAAATAGGTGGATGGCTTCAGTTAACTGCAGCTAACAAAACTCTTCCAGGTGCTGGTAGAGCACAAGTAGCTTTTTCTAGTTTTACAGGAGAAAAATATGCAGCCATTGGAACATCGCAAGGTTTATTTTTATATTACGGAAATGATTTTTACGATATTAGTCCTTTAGATACAGCGATTACGGGATGCACTATTACCACTGTTAATAACTCAAACGTTGTTACAATAAACAAAGGATCTCATGGATTAGATGTGGGTAGATATATCACTTTATCCGCTGTAACAGTTACTGGAGCCAGTGGATTTACAGCTGCAGATTTACAAAAATCTTATGAAATTTTAACTGTCCCTGATATTGATAAATTCACAATACAAGCAGCTAGTGTTGAAACAGGTTCTGGAATGACTGCTGCTGGAGCTGCAACCGTTAATCCTTATGTTATTGTGGGGCCAACCACACAAACAACTGGATATGGATGGGGTACTTCTACTTGGAATACATCTACGTGGGGAACGGCTAGAGCAACGAGTGATGTTGTTTTAGATCCAGGAAACTGGAGTCTTGATAATTTTGGTGAAGTTTTAGTGGCCACAATATTTAACGGACAAACTTTTACTTGGAATGCTGGAGCCTCCAATCCTAGAACAATTAGAGCATCTAAAACAACCTCGAACTTTCAAACTACAAATAATCCTACGGCCAGTAGAATTACTTTAGTATCTGACAGAGATAGACACTTATTTCATTTTGGAACTGAAACGACCATTGGAACGCCAGCCACGCAAGATCCTATGTTTGTAAGATTTTCTAACCAAGAAGATTTAAATACTTATGCTCCCACCGCTACCAATACAGCGGGAACTTTTAGACTAGATACTGGTAATGAGATAAGAGCAGCCATTCAAGGTAAAGATTATGTTTTTGTGATCACTGATTTAGCTGCGTACGTAGTTCAATTTGTCGGTCCACCATTTACTTTTTCAGTCAGGCAAGTAGGTACAAATTGTGGATGTATAGGTCAACATGCAGCCACATATGTTAATGGAGCTGTGTTTTGGATGGGAACTCAGGGAGGATTTTTTGCATATGATGGAACAGTTAAATCTTTACCATCTTTAGTAGAGGATTTTGTTTTCACAACAGACGGAGATAATTTAGGATTAAACTTTGGTTCTAGTAATGTTATTTTTGCTGGAGCCAATAATTTATATACAGAGGTAAATTGGTTTTATCCAAAAGACGGTTCTGATCAAATCGATAGGTGCGTGACCTATAATTATGCAGAAAATTGTTGGACTACCTCTACTCTGGATAGAACCACATATCAAGACCAAGGTGTATTTGATAAACCGTATGCCACTGATTACGATCAAACTTTAACCCCTGTGTTTCCAGATATTTTAGGAATAACAAATAAATATGGAGCCTCTATATATTACGAACATGAAACTGGCACTGATCAAGTTAATAGCACATCCACAACTGCTATACCTGCATTTATTAGATCTGGTGACTACGACATAACTTCTAGAAGAAGTGCTTTGGGTCAAGCGACTGGTGTGGCTGATTACAGAGGAGATGGAGAGTTTATTATGTCTGTTAGAAGATTTATACCTGATTTTAAATACCAAGAGGGCAGTGCTAAAATAACTCTTTTTGTGAGTGATTTTCCTGATGACACTCCAGTTAGTTCTCCACTTGGACCCTTTACAGTTACGTCAACAACTGATAAAGTAGATACCAGAGCAAGAGGAAGATTAGTATCTCTTAGAATAGAAAACGAATCTGTGGGAGAAACATGGAGATATGGAACTCTTAGACTAGATGCTCAACCAGATGGAAGAAGATAATGGCAAATACTTTATTTGATTTAGCACAACAATATTTACAGCAAGGCTTACCTGATATAACAGGTATTTTTCCACCACCTCCTAAAACTATAGGACCTGTTTTACCTGTTTTACCAGAAGAGCCAATAGAAAAACCCACTGGCATAGAAACACTATTTCAAACAGGGAGAGGGCCTAATGATGAATTTCGTGGAGGAGGAGGCAGGTTTGGTGATTTAGATTTAAGTGATTCAAAAACTGTAACTAGAAACGTTTATACTAAATTAGCTCCAGGCAGATATGAATTTGTTCCAACTGAAATAAAGGCATTTAGAAATATGAGGTCAGGTTTATATCAAACTGAAGACGGTAAAAACGTAGACGCAATGTTTACTGATGCTCCTACGGGTGGAGTTTTACAATTAATATCTAATATTTTTGATCCAAGACAAATTGGTGCGGAGTACCCACTTGGTAAGATACAAGGAACTTATACAAACTTAGCTAGTTTATTAAAAGGTCTC